GGTCGCACTCGAAGGTTTTGCGTAACTCAACCTCACGCTTGCAAGCGATTGCTTCTTTAGCTCGCTTGGCGCTAATCAATACGCCGTCGCAAGGCACGGTCTCGCCTTGGTCGACTGCCGCCGATGATACGCAAGGCGCTGACAATAAAACGACCGCTAGCATTTACCAGCCACGCGCGTGAACGCAGCAGCAAGCAGCGTGCCGATGATTGCCCAGATAAAAAGCACAACAAGCGCTAGCGTCATTTTGTACCCTTCTCGCCCCAATAAAAACCTATAAGGAAACCGAAGCAAACCCAGCTGCTGAGCATCGCCCAGAAAAGCCAGTCGGTCAGATTTACAATCATTCATCAAGCAGCGCCGCAAGTTCTTCTCGGTCGTCTCGGCTGTCGCCTAGATCACGCAGAGGCTCGACCGCTTGCGTTATTTTTTCTTCGAGCGCTTCTTGCCTTTTTTCGTTTTTGGCTTGGGCTTCTTGACGCGCTTTGAGTAGTTCGACCCGTGCAAGTTTTCGCTCCATTCGTTTTAAGGAAAGCATAGCAATAAAAGCCGACACTGCGCCGACCACCGCAAGCAAACCAGCGATAATCTTAGCTAGCACCGTCTCGACGCCTGCCATAATAAAGCGCCGACGCTGCACCTGTCAGCAAACCTGCGCCCACGTTGTCAAATTCAGCCCAGCCAAAAGCCGCAGCCGTAAACGTAAACAAGGCAACGCCCCACGTTGCGCATAAAATAAGCGCTGTCGGTGCCTTGCCGCCTGATTTCATAAAGCTTGGCATGATTTAGCCTACGTACTGAATAACATTGACGGTTTGCGCTGCGGTGCCATTGACAAACAGCGGCGAGCCTTTGACGCATGCCGTCTCAAACGTGCCGCCAGGTTGCACCAAAACGCCCAGCACGCTGTTGCTCGGTCCGATGTTAACGTTGTTTGCGCCAGTGTTGCTGATAATCACGTAATACCCTGTAACCGTGATAGCGTCGTAGCCGCCCGTCAACGTTTCTTCGCTTACGGTTGTGTCGTTATTCCAGATCGGCGCGTTAGCTGCCTTGGCGTCTGTAGGGTTTGCCATTGTTTTAACTCCTAGGGATGCGCCGGCTTGCCGGCGTTATAGTCTCTCAAAATTTCGTCAGCGCTCAATATGCGATTATAAACGCGTAAAGTGTCAAAGTAACCGGTCCAGCTATTGCCGCTGAAAATACCACGAAACAACCGCAAAGGCTCTGCACTTGCGTTGAATGTGCCGGGATTTACCGTTCCGTATAAAGCGCCGTCCGCATAACCGTTTACAATGTTTGGGCTTCCTGGCTGCCAGGTTATTGCAAAAAATGCCCATCCAGCGCCAATGCCTTGCGGCAGTAATGGACCAAAATTAAACGCCCCTGCATTGGTGCTGACCCATTCATAATCCGGGTTCGGGTTGGTGCCTGGGAAATCTTGCAGCTTCCAACCGTTAGCGCTTGCGCCTGGATCGCGTGTTGATACTAGAATCACGTTGTCCGCTGCGTCACTTTCGTTTTTAGCCCAACAGGTAAAAGTGAAAGATGCAGTTGGATCACCTGTGCTCGTAACGCTCGCTAAATCCACGACTTCATTGGCGCTTTTACCTGCAGCGTTAAAATAAAAGTCAGCCAGTGTCGACGCCGTGCTGGCTGTGCCGTTGTTGTCGTTGGTTGTTGTGTCGTACCAAATGCCAGCGCTTGCGTCACCGCTTAGGCGCTCTAGCCGCACCTCGGCGTCTGCTGTTGCGCTTGGTTGTTTGATGCGTTGCTTTCTCATGCTGTCACCTTATCCCTAACGCTGCGGCACGACAAGCGCCAACCATTGCCAGCCCGTCACACCAAAGCTAAAGCCTTCTATTTTGCAAAACCCTGGCGGCAAGTGCAAACCTACGTCGCCATTACTCCACACCTGACCACCGCCAGGTGCGCCAAAACTGACAACTGTTTCGCTTGACGGTTGCCATTGTTCGTCACGCCATACGCTAACGTTAAGACGCAAAATATAAGCGCTGACCTGACCGTCAGTAAAAGCCTTAACGTCAACGTATGTATAGCCACCGTTAGCCGTTGCGTCTTGCAGCGTCTCGCCGGTTAACGCCTTAGGGTCTGGCACGTTGCAAAATGTCACCAGCTCAAAGCGTGCGTTGCTTGATGTAGGGCGCACAGGACAACTAAAGCCAACGCCTAACGGTCTGCCCCAAATGCCGCCCCGGTGATCGTGCGAAACGCTCGGCGTGTCACGTGTGCCGGTTGCTTGTCCGTCGATCCATTCGGCAACGCCTCGTGCGCTTTGCTGTATGCTGCGCAGTGTACTGTGCAAACCTTGGGCGCTGTTGCCGAACTTGGCATAGCCGCCAGGCGATACAGGCCCACGCTTTGCTGCTGGCTGACTCATACCGAATAAACCAAACTATGCCAGACACGGACAAAGTCGCCGCTTGGCACGCTAATCTGTACTAACATCTCTAAGGGTCCGCCGCTGGTCAAGCTAGCTGCTGCCCAGTCGCCCACCTGAATCGTCTCAAGCCCAGCCGCTGCGTTAGCGCTGTTTGCGACGATCGCCGTGCCGTCAATCGTGACGGTTACCGTAACCGCTGCGGCAGCGCTTAGCGTTGCGCCTTTTTCGATAAGCACCTGACTGCGCAAGGTTGCGTTGGAACCGACAGCAGCAGGCGCAGGCGCAAACGGCGCAAAGATAAAAGAGCGAATAGGCGCAAGCGTTGCGCTGCCATCTGCCCAGCCGCCATTCGGTGCGTAATGCGGCAACAGCGAGCTAGGCGCTGCGCTGCTATCTGATCGCAAGAAAGGCGCGCCAAAACCTGTCGGGTAATCGGTCAAAATGAATGCGTCGGCTGTTAGCGTCTGATCCCGCACGCCGTCGTGCGTGTGCCCTTGTGGCGCGCTTAGCGCTGTGCCTCGACCGTCTGCGCTGTTTGTTGTGACTTGCCATAGATAATCAATAGACTCGACGCTGCGCCCCATTACGTCACCGCTAAGCGGCTGATCGGCTGCAACTAGAGCGCTTGGTAAGTGGTGGCGCGTAGGTAAAAACGTCATTCGTTTAGCCTCACTTGGTCATTGTCTGCGCACCAAACCTCTGCACCATACACCGACCAGCAAAGCCCGTTTATGTATGCGCCTGTAAAGTTTAGCGCTAGTGTATGCAAGCCTGCAGATACGCTGGCAAATTCTGCAGTAATAACCCACGCATTGCGATCTTGTGATGCAAGAAAGTTGTGCTCTGTTATCACGCCGTCTAGCTCAAGTTGTAAACCTGCCACGTCGATGCTTGGACGCTGCACGCCGTTTGCCTCGCCATCTCGACCGTACAAAACCAAAACGTAATCTTGCGCCGTGTATACTTGCAGCATAGCCGCCCAGCAAAAAGTATTTGCTAAGCTGAACGGATGCGCCGACGCAGCAACTTGCGGATCGCCCATCGACGCAAACCCTTGCCAACGACAAGCAGGCTGTGCCAGCATGGCGCCTTTGCTGCCTTTTAGATGGTCATGCACCTGCGCAACAACCCGACCGCCGTTGCCTGGTGCTATGCCAGTCGTCAACGTTTCGTAGCTGTTGCCGATTGTTTGCCAGGCTTGCTGGAAAGCGTCAGCGCGCACAGGTTGCTGCGGTGCGGCAAAGTTGCCTTGCTGCTCTGGTCTAGGGTCTAAAATTGCTGTGCTCACTAGATCCACTCCTTAGCATTGTCACCGCCTGCGCCTAGCGTGTTGTTGGCGTCGGCTAGCCACAAATAAGCCACTTCGTCAGCCGTCGGCTGCAAGCCTGGTCGGCGATTGCCTGACACGGCGTCAAGCGGTGGCTGCGTGCTCGGTGCGCTGCCAAACGTGCCGTAGTCTCTTGGCGTCATAATCTCGCCGACCAAAGGCGCAGCCGTTGCGCTAATCGTAATCTGCGCACCTCCGCCAATGCTTGTAACTTCGCCCGTCCACGTCACAGCGCCGGTGTCTTTAGTATAGCCGTGTATCGCCCAGCCGACTGCAAAATATTCGTTTTCGTCAGCGTCAGCGCCGCCAGCTTTCAAACCTGACACAAGCCGGCTACTTGCTGCAGCCGTCAGCGTTAACAAATATTGACCACCGCCAAGCGCTGTTACTGCTGTGATAGCACCAGCCGGTGCAAAGTATCCGCCTGCGCTGTTGCCTACCGCCTCGGCTGTAATGCGTACTAAACCGCTTTCTAGATCTGACTCTACGCCTGTTACGAGCGTTGCAACCGATACGCCCTGACCGCCTTTGCTATCAGGCAGCCGTGCGTTTGTAACGCCTGCCGTGTCACCGACGCGCACAAGATGCTGCGTCCAGTCATGCTCTAGCGCAAACTCTGGGCGTGGCGTGTTCCATCGACCGAGAATCGCTGCGAGCTGTTCTTCGGTTGATTCTAGTTCTTCAATCGTCGTTGGCTGCCGAAACCACGTCGGTGCGAATTCGTAATTGTCGCCGTCGTTATTTTCTGCCGTGCTAACGCCTGGTATATTCATGGTCAGGCGGTGCTCTTCGTCGATCACGTCATAGTTTCCCTTAAGCACTATGCGCGTCACGATGCGACCGCCGACCCGCAGCTCTTCGCTAGCTGTTGCTAGTAAGCTACTGTCAGTTAGTTGGTGGTCGCAGTTCTGCGTCGTGACGGCGTAATGCACCTGGCGCACAGTCACCAGCCCGTCGCTGTCAATATCAACAAACATATCCAGCAAGCTTAACTCGCGCTCTAAAATATCAAGCAGCAGCTCGCCTGGCTCGATCAGGATTTTAAAATCCTGAATATCGCCTAAAAGTCTTGTGATCTCCAAATCGTTGACTAGGCTTGCCGGAATGCCTGCGCCGAGTTGTGCCTGTCCGTTGCCGGGCAGCAAGTCATAGCTACCGTTTGACGTGTCACCTAGTCGGCTTGTCATTAGCTTTAAAACAACCTGATCGGCACGACCTCGCACCGTAATGCGTGGGCTTAGTTCTTCGCCTATCCGAAAAGGCTGCCCACGGTTGCCGTCAAGCGTTGATATAGTGAAGCCGCTTTGTCCGTTATACGGGAAAAGGTAGGCATCGGGCACGTTTGGACCTGTGAACTGCTCGCCTATGGCGTTCCCGTGCCGCTGCCTGTGCGTCAATATCTGATCGCTCGAAACGTAGACAGACGGCACCAGATGAAACCTTGCACCGTCAAGCGCTGCGTAACGATCGCCAACGACTAACAAGCCTTCGCTGGTCGTTGGCACGCGTGGCGCTGTGTAGCCTGCCGGGTCTGCAACCTTGATCGGTCCTAGCCCTCTGCCAATCGGCTTATTGAAAAAGCCAAGAGCGTCTTGCATTGGCAGCGTCCACACGCCGTCACGAAATGACGGGATGCCGTCAACAGCATAAACAGCTGCTAGCCGCTCGTCGCCGTTAGGGTAGATCAAATATTCTTTAACCAGCCGACCAACAAAGCTTTGCGGCGATGCGCCGCAAGGCGTGCCGATAGCGTGACCGTACGGGTCGCTTTTGTAATCGCCAACGCCTGACGCACGCGTGACCGTTAGCGCGTCGTGATCTGCTGCGCCGGCGATGTTTGTGACTGTCACCGTTTCGGCGCCCACGTGCAGATCGAAAGGCACAGCGCCGAGCGCTGCAATCAACTTTGCGCCATCGCCTAGCCTGACCTTAAGCGTTGTTTGTACTTGGTCGGCTTCTTCAAAGAGAAACACCTGCACGCTGTAACCTGGCGCAAGCAGTTGTTGCACCGCCAGCGTATTGACTAGCGTCACTTCGACACCTGCTAGCGTCTTGCGTGTGCTCAACGGGTCGAGTTGCGAGCCTACACTAGTCAAACCTGCCAGCGGATACGTTGCGCCCGCTGCAGAGCTAAACGCCACAGCATACGATCCAGACGCCACGCGCATCTCGACCGTCAAGCTGTGCACTGTGCCGGCTGCTTGCGTTTCGTAGGTCAAGATACGTAACTCCTAGAATCAAAGCCAAACGTAAAATAAGGCCAACCATCAATGCGGCGAGTCGGCGCAAAGTCGGCTGAACCGTCAAGAACCCATATTGCGTTAGTTGTTCGCGTTGTGCGGTCTAGGCTGTATTGCCATTGCGCGCCATCGCTGCAGTCTTCAAACCAACGCTCGAAGGCGTCGGCGTCGTGCGTTGTTGCTGTCAGCGCTGCGCCACTATGAAAGACGCTAGCCTCTGGCACGTCGGTAAACTCAAAGCGCGTTGAAAGATGCACGCCACGGCGCACCGTTACGACGCGCCCTGACACGCTAACGGCTTGCGCTGATTGCGCAACGCGTCGGCGTAAATAGCCAGAGCCTAAAGGCGTTGGGCTTGCCCATGTGCCAAGCGCTGCTTGCGGTGCTGTCGTAACTTGTGCCGCTACAGTGTCGACGCCTTGACTAAAGCCAAAGCGATGCAAGTCAAAAGTCGTTGCGGCGTCAGATCCTAAAACGCGCAGCGTATGCCCAGCGCCAACATCAATAACAACGCGCCAAGCTGCTGCATCAAGCGTAACCGTTGCAGCCGCCAGCGCAGCGTCTTGCGCCCTAATGTCAGTCTGCAGCACGGCAAGCAGATCGTTTGCCTCGCCATTGTCAGCGACAACGCCACTAGTCAAACCACCGCCAACCGTATGCGTAAACTGCACAGCGCCACCGCCTACGTCATATTCAAAACGCACGTTTCCCAGCGTCTCTAAAACTCGGAAGATTGCCGGGCTTGCTGCGATCGCCATTTACGCCCCCATCACTCGGCGATGCCTCGCCATCTTTAAACCGCTGTTCAAAACGTTACTGACGCCACGGCGATCGTAAGCGTCGCCATTGAAGTTGATTACCGTCGTGCCGCCCTCGCTGCTGCCTGCTGTCGATGCTGCACGGCTTTGCCTGGTATCGGTCGGCGTGCTGCTTGGCGTTGCTGCTGGCTGCCCTGCTCGACTAACCGCACCGCTTGCTGCGCCCATAGCCAGACCGCTGGCAATCATCGCTGCGCCTGTGCCTGCCATAATTGGATTAGCCGTAGCCACGCCCTCGAAGGCGTGCAGCGTACCACGCGCAACTAACTCTTGCCCGGTGCTAGCCAGCACAGCTTCGAGCAGCTTTGACGCGTTTAGCTCGCCGGCTTTTGCTTGCTCAAACAATGCGCCGGTCACCGTGTTGACTGCTGCCATTGCCATCTGCGTGCGCTCTTCGGCTAGTTTGCGATCAAAAGCTATTGCCTCTTCGGCGCGCTGTCTGCGCTGATCGTGTGCCGCTTCGTCAAGAGCAGCTTGCTCTGCAAAAGCAGCAAAGCGTATGGCGCGCTCTGCCTCTGCTGTCTGCTGCGCTGTTTGCAGGTTAAAAGCTGCGTTATCTTTGCGAACCTGCCGCTCATGTGCAGCATTGTTGAACACGTCTTTCTTTCGCTTGTCACTAACCGCTGTCGATTGCTTGGCTGCCTCGGTGCTAGCGGCTTGCATAGCCTCAGCGGCTTTTTGTGTCGTGCCTTTTGTGGCTTCGACAAAGCTGGTAACTGCTGACTCGTTAGACAACTTAAGGTCGTTTAAGTAGAATGCTTGTGCCTCTTTAGCCTCAGCCTGTGCAAAGCGCAGGCGGTTGCCAAAACCAGCAAGCATACGGTTTTGTGACGCCAGCGCTGCAGCCTCTTCACGTAGTTGCCGCTCGATTCTAAAGATTTCAGATGCCTTATTAGCTGATCGTAATTCTGAATTAAGATCAGCAATTCGGTCTTCAATCTGACGCTTGCGCAGTTGTTGGTTTAGCCGGTCCTGCTCGACAGCGCGCACTTTTGCAAGAGCTACTTGCGCCGCTTCTTTAGCTTGCAAAGCTGCAATGCTAATGCCTGCGTCAACCGCTGCTTTTCCTAGATCTTCGAGCGCTTTCGCGTGCTCTTTTTCCGCTTTTGCCGCTTCTTCGGCTGCTGCCGCTTCGCTTTGCATTGCCGTTGCGATCATCGAGATACCGGCAACACCTGCGGCAATCGCAATGCCTACAACACCACCAGACGCAAAGGCAGCAATAGAATCACCAGCAAGCAAAAAGCCTGCGCCGATCTTATCCGCAGCGGTGGCGCCCTCATTGCCAAACTCTATAACCGCCATCTGCGCACGCGCGAATGCGCCCTCGGAATCGCGTAGCGGCGTTTCTAATTCTGAGAGCCGACCGTGCAAGCCCTCGCCTGGTCCAAACGCTTTGCCTAGCTTTTCTCCGTAGCGATTAAGGTTTTTCGATTCCCGATCGACGCTGTCGCCTAAATCGCCAAGCGAGTCTTTAGCTTGCTTGACGCCACGATCAACACCGCTGGCGTCTGCCTCGATGCCTAAGCGTAATGTATCATCAGCCATGGCTTAACCTTTCCATCTCTTGCCGATGCTGCGCAGCACGTGCCGCCATCTGACCGCTTACATACGCTTCTACACGATCGAGCAGAATAGGGTTAGCCGTAGCAATCGACGCACCGAAGCGGCCTTCGGTATGCCAAGCCCAGCGACGCGCCTGTGATACTGCCAAACGCTGCGACAACGACCCAGGGCAGCCCGTCCAAGGTTTGCCGCCGATCGTCAAAGGCGGTGCAGGTTGCTTTGCTTCAAACCCTGGCAAGGTGCAGCCCTTCAGTTGTCGCGCCTGCTCTGGGCAGTTAGCGCAGTTAAAAACGTCGTACTGGCTAGCCCAGCCCGCTGCGAAACAAAGCCCGTGCTTGATTGGTGTCGACTAGGTGAGCTTGCACGATTGCGCTGTAAGCTTCCCAGAATAGACCATCAAGCGCGAGCGCCTCCAAATCATCAGCGTGCAACGCATCGCCCTCTAACCGTAACGGCTCGCGCCCTTCGATTTCTCGAAGACTAAAACCGACAACCTCGCCAGCAACTTGCAAAATGCCTTCTTTAAACTTGCCTAGCCGTGCTGCGTCTTTTACCGGGTCGTCGCTCGTGCCATCTTCTAGCCTGGCTTCGATCGTTGTTAAGCCTCTGCGAAGCGACATCTCGCGCCCTAAGATCGATGACCAGCGACCGGCAGGAATAAACGCCAGGCGCGCACGCTTGCCGCTTTCTAGTTCGAGCCAGTCGGTCAACTCGTCGGCTGTTTCTGGCGTAATGTTATCTAGCGCTTCGCTCATAACAGATGAATACGCGCCGTTGCTGTGCCGTGCGTTGGGCGAAAACCTCGACCGCTCATTTCAAGCGTAGCCAAACCGCCTTCTTCGCCGATCGTTGTATTGCATTGTGCCGCTGGTATCTCGATTACAACCGTATTGCCTGGCGTATCGCCAAACTGCATAAGCACAGCAAAGACTTGATTATTCTGAAACGATAACGCCGCACCGTCGCCAAAGGTTTGCGAGCCGCTAGCCAACAGCTCGGCTGTTGTGCCGTCATGGTAAAGACGCATTTCGGTAGTGCAGTTGTTCTGCACAGCAACAAAACCTTGCCGCCCATTGGTGCCGGTCGCTGCCGTGCGTGGCTGCACGTCGGTTGCCGTGTCGAAACCTGCGCTGATCGCAGTGGCTACGGCAACGCCTGTTGTAGCGCCTGGCGTAAAGTTGCCGCTACCATCGACGCCCCAACTATCGTCAACGCAGATAAGAACACGAGCGCCACGGGTTGAAACCGGACCCAGATTAGGCGCAGTAAATGTGCCAAACGTTGGCGCGCCTGCTGCATTTTGGTCTGCCGTCCATGTTTGTGCTTGTGCTGAATAGGTCGCCAAGAGCAAGCCGTCAGCGTCGCTAAACGCAACAGAGCCCATGCAGCCTTGGAACAAGCGGTCAATACCTGAATCTGCCAGCCTGCCGTGCACCGTAATGTGCGCACGCTCGCCTGCGGTTTGGTCGATGGGATAGGTGCGCATGCCATATATATCATCACCGTTTTGCGGTGCCGTGCTAAATCCGCCTGTCATGTTTACAGCGCTGTCGCCTGCAAGCCTGATGGTGTCGGCGCCGTCTGCCTCAATCGCAACAACTGGCGCAGTCTCCATTTTGCCTGCCGTGTTTACCCAACCGACAACGTCGCCGATAGCATAGCCAACTGCAGCAACACGACCTGCGCCAAACTGCAAAACCCAACGCGTCGAGCCTGCAATAACGTCTTCGCCTTGAATGTTTCGCTTAGTGCCGCCGGTGGCTTGCTCAATAAGCATATCGTATTGGGGCGCAGCCGTAGATGCGTTGACAGCGTTAGCAGCGCCGCCGCTAAGATCAAGGCCGCGCATGTAGAAAGCCAGCGATGGGCTGGCGTCTTTGTTGCCGCTGACACCTGCCGGCGTCTCGCCGTCACCCCGCTGCCCCGTTATGGCAATTTGTTCGCGCGTAAACTCCATAGTCGTTGCGCTGGTAATCTCTAAATCGGTATATTGATTACCGACCATATCAGCAGGCGCGTAGGCTTCCGATAAATCCCAAGCCGTCGAACCCACGACTGCGTCAATCTTACCGATCTGCACGCGATTAATTCGCTTCAGTGTCATCTTTACAACCCCCTCCGCACGCGTGCGGCTAATTCTATTTCTACAGAGTAAGCAGCCGTAGGCAATTGGGTAATGCGCCACGGTGCAGGTTTTAGGCTAAGCAGCCCGGTGTTTGTGTAATCGTAATCCATACGCAGCAAAGCGCCCATAATGCGCTCTGCGTCGTCGGTCATTGCGTCGGAATCTTTGCCTATGCTGCGCTGATAGCGCCCACGCTCATAGAAAACCTCAACCAGATAGGTTCGGTCAATATAAACAATACCGCCTGCACCAATTGCCGGCGCATCGGCTAGGCGCTGCAGGTTGCCGCCTGTAGCCAAAACCGAAAAGCGACGCCAAGCCTGACGCCCTAAGTCTTCGATGCGGTCCCATTCAATAAGCGCAGGCGTACCGGTTAGCGTGGTGCCTGCAACCGTAGACGCAATCAGTGTTCGTATCGGATCGCTAGGCCAACTCATCGGTCAATATAGACCTTTGCATGTTCGCTTTTGGTATCGCCTGACGGCGTGCCGTTTGCGTCGGTATCGACCCAGGCGAAGCGGTCCACGGTGTCACGCAAGAAGCTGTTCGCCTGGTTATTCGCTTCGTCGGCTAGGTCTACGAAGTCCGGACCCATAGAGCCGAACTCTTGCGCAGCGCATCGAGCAGCGATAGCGGGCTCTAGCTGGTCCCATGATCGCAGGTTGTACCAACCAAAGCCCATGCGCTCCATTGCCTCGACGACGAGCGTTAGAGCCGTGTCTAGGCTTACTGTAAAATCGGGGTCTTCTGGGCGCCCTTGATCGAGCAGCGCAGGGTAGCGCCTGGTCAAACTGGCGTAGGTCGCAGGCTGCACAAGGTTTGCCGACGTGATCGCCACGCGCGTAACCTCTCGGTGCTCGTCGCCTGCTTCGTCGTTAGCGATCACCTCGAATAGGTAAATGCCTGCGTCTAGTGCGCTGGTCGTGACTGATGGCAGATTGATAACCACCTCGTTGACCACGACACGGTCGCCGCTAGCTACGTCGATCGGCAGAGCGTCGTACAGTACGGCGTCGGTGTTGCTGTCGCCGACTTGGAAAGGCATCGAGAAGCTGCGGAGGCTTTCCATCGTGCCTAGGCTTTGCGGTTGCACCATCAAGTTGCGCCAACCGCCGGCTAAGCTGTCGACCGTGCGAATGACTCGGTCACCACGCTTGGCGGCGCTGTTGTGCGCTGTCGTGTCTGGCATGGTGCCGATAACGTTATCGGCGCTGCTTACTAGCTCGCCGTTTTCTTTATAGAAGCGCCAGCTAAACGTTGCAGCGTTAGGGCGCCCGAAACTGCAGACGTGCCGAACGTCGCCGCCTGTGCTCTTGTGGATCGTCTGAATCATCGCCGCTTTAGCTCCACCATAACGCCCGCCATGTTTTCGGCTAGCCGGTCCAGCTTGCTGTCTAACGCTTCAAGGCGTTCAATACGTCGGCTGTGATCGTCTAGCCGCTGTTCGATAACCGGCAGACGTTGAGCGGCAAGCACCGCACCGTCAACTTGTGCCTTTGCTGTACTGGCAAACCAGAGCAGTAACGCCCAAGTGACGACATGCGACATAACAGTGAGGTGCTTACCTTCGATGCTCAATCTTTCGCCTTAGCTTTCTTTTTGGCTGGCGCCCGCTTCTTCGGTGCAGGCTTTGCCGGTGCCTTCTCAACTTCGATTAGGCGCAAAATCTGCCAGCCGTTTGCTTGGTATTCTGCCACGTCAGCAGCAGCGACAAGCCTTTGCCTGCCGCTACCGCTGACCATGTAAGCGTCAGCAGACATTATGCCGACTGCACGCAGACAAGCTGATGGCTGATACGCGCAGCTTTGCCGACCATGCCGGCAACTGCATTCATGCCACCACTACCGATGAGCGCTGTTTCTTCCATGCGGATATTAGGCGCTTTTTGCAGCACGAAGCCGATTGAGTTGTCGATAGCAACAAGCCCGCCCTTGCGAGTGTTACCTGCACCAAGAGCAACACCGGTTTGCAGCTCGGTACCACCGCCTGCAGCACTAGCGAACGCGCTAGTACCAACGCCAGCCGAAGAGATAACCGGCACGCCGTAGTAACCGAACGCAACACCGTTACCGCTAAGCGCTGGGAACGTTGCAAGAATGTCTTCTCGGCTGATGTAGTTCGACGAAGCGCGAACCGCTGCACGAAGCGCAGAAACCTGCGACGGGTGCAACACGAAAGCAAGCTGCCCAGGCGTACCGTACGACTTGCCTAGCTTGTTGTTACCTTCGGCAATCTCAAGCGCCAGTTCTAGCGTTTGAATATCCATTGCCGCAGGGTTGCCGCCACCGTCGGTGCTGGCTGCAACTTCACGAACACCGGCAGCGCCGAACGTGTCGTCGAAGGTTGCGCAAACCAAAGCGTTGGCACGATCGCCAAGAGCACGCCCTAAAGCGCCGCTCAAGTTGATCCAGTCCACCTCTTGCGTTTCCATGGCAAGATTGGTGATCTGAATGGCAGGCACTTCTTGCGGCTCGGCAACGATGCGCACGCTTTCAGGCGTAACGGTCGCAGGCGTAAGCGCTGCGCCTTCGGTGACAGCAGATGCGGTTAAGTTGTTAAGTTCTGCGAACTTATAAGCAACAAAGCCTTGTTGCACGTTGCAGATGTCGAGAAGGTTCGCCTGATCGCCCATGCTTTGCTGCAAGACGCCAGACATTAGCTCGTGAGGAATTAAACCCGCTAAGCTTGTGGTTGTCGTTGACATTGGTTTTTATCCTTTATCCGTAATGTCGTTTTAAATATGCCCGTTGTTCTGACCTCGTCATTTTGGCGATTTCCTCAGCCGTCGCTTTGCCGCCATTACTCACAGCGGTGACACGTCCGGCGCTCGGTTGTGCGCCAATACTTCGAGGCATAACAGCGGGCGCAGATTGCGCCTGCAATGACTCAGCAAGAGATACCGCACTATCGAAGGCGTCGAGGTCCGGAGTGTCGCCAAGCTGCTGCTGCAGATGTTCGCGCACTGTATCCGGCAAAGCCTCAAATCGTCGATTGACCTGCGCCCTGTGCTTATCGCTCAGGCTGTTCAATCGTTGCTGGTTCGCTTCAAGCTTTGCAAATAGGTCTGCGGCTTTCGCCTCTGCCTCTTGTGCTAACTCTTGATAACGCCCCTGCGCCTCTTTCTCGGCTCTGTCTCTTTCTGCCTGCGCCGCTTCGAGCTGTGCTAGTCGTTCTTCGGCAGATCGGGCTCTTTCCAGGGCGCTTTGTCTGCGTGCAATCGCTTCGTCTAGCTCTTTGCGGTTTACGGTTTGAACAGTTGCGTCCGCTACTGATTCGGTGGCGTCCACCACCTGGCTGCTGTCGGTCATGTTAGACCCTCCTTCGTTTATCGCCGTTGACGGCGTTGGTCAAATATCTCTTGCAATAGGTTGATCGCTCGCCTGCTGATCTGCTGGCGGCGTTTGCTGTTCTTCGATCCAAAACCGAACCATGGGCGCTGCCTGTTAGTATAGCGCGCTTTCTCGCTAGGCAGCGCCTGCGGATGCCCAGAAAACAACGGACCTTGTCGCCTGCCCGTAGTTGCGCTGCGGTTGCGCCTTGGTCCTGTGCCTGGTCGCTTGCCTGCTTTGCGCTTTGCCGCTGCGGCGATAGCGTAGAAGCTGCGCTTCGTGCTCTCGCTTAATTTCGGCCAAGCTTTGGCTAAGATGCTTTTGCGGTCAGGATTGACCGTGTCGATAAAGCCAACGGTAACGCCGTTATTGCGTGCGTCGGTTACGCTAATCGCGTTCATCATGTGCCCTGTGTCCGTCAGATCAACACGCGTGCTACGACCTGCTGCCTTGCGCACCTCTGCATACAGTTTGCTGTATGGTCGAAACCGTCGGTTATTCTTGTCTTTGCCTAAGTCTTGCGTCTCAACAATAATGCGGCTTATCGCCTGCTCGCCAATAATGCGCATCGTCTGCTTGCCTGGCGGCTCGCGCAAAAAGTCCAGATCAACGGTGCCCTCTAGCTTGATGCCCCAACTCATAACAACGCCGCCGCTTCTCGGTTTAGATCGTCGCCGTCAAACTGAAAGATCTTGCGCCCGTCTTCTCTTGCGTCTCTAAGGCTGGTCGCGACCAACCGGTGACGACAACGCCAGCCGCCCAAGCTTGGAATGATCGGCGGTTGCCTGCCGTCTTTGTCTCGTAGCTTGCGTAAGTTGCTGTAAGCCGGGTCGTTGTCGATCGCTGCTAGATCTTCGGCACGTATGACGACGCCTTGCATCAAACGGCAAAACGGGCGCGTCGTCGCAATCTTTGTTCCTTGGTAGATAAAGTAACGTATGCCGGCTTCGCTAGCCTCGATAAGCTGAATCTGCCGCACCATGCTGGCTAGCGCAGTCTCAACGGCGCTGCTTGACCAATTCAGCCATTGGCTAAACTCTGCATCAAGCGGCGCTGTTAGTTGTATGCTTGCGCGGCCCGGTCCTGCGATGCCTGCCACTAAATCATTGATCGGCGCATTGGTCAGCATTGCTGCTTCAACCGTCTCTTGTATTCTGCCGGTCATCGTAAACCATGCGTTATCAAGGTTGCGCGTCATGTTCGACGCAAAGGCGGCTAATGCGCTTTCGCTAACGGCTAACGCCTCGCTGTCGCCGTCTGCCTCTCGCTCTAGTTCGTCGGCTAGTTCGCTATACAGCGTGCGCACGGTGCTCTGGAATCCAAGCCTATTCAACTCGTCGGTTAAACGCTGACGAATCAAGACGGCGCGCTCTAGGTTTAGGCGCGTGGTTTCAAGCCTGCCTTCGTCGGTGTCTAGCTCAACGATTAGCTCAGCG